ACAGCAAAAAACGCAACAATGTTTTCATGGTGCGCAACGGCATCGACCTTCATCGATGGACGCGAAAGCAAATAACAGTTAACAAACGTCCTCGTATCGGATGGGTCGGAGCAACTCATTGGCGCTCCAACGACCTTGAGCAGCTCAATAAGTTTATGGGCAAATACATTCAAAGCAGAAAACTTTTTTTTCAACATTCTGGACACAACCCAAGTGCGCCGCTGGCACATGAGCTTTTAGGAATTGATGAAAAGTATTCTAAAATTACATCCATGGCCCCAATTTACCAATACCCCAATTTATTTAAACAAATTGATATTGGAATTGTTCCTTTGAATAATATTGAATTCAATCACGCAAAATCTTTCATCAAGGGTCTTGAGTATGTGGCGGCCGGCATTCCCTTTGTTTCTTCATATTCTCCCGAATATCAATATTTAGCAGACAAGGGAGTAGGTCGAATTGCAAACACAAAAGACGAATGGATGCACCATTTAGACCAACTAATTGACGTCACCGCGAGACGAAACGAAGCTGACAAAAATTGCGAGATTGCAAAAGATTTTTCTATGGATGCTCGTGGTGATGACTGGGACGCAACGATGAAGTTCATCAAGGACAATATTTAGCCGTGAATGATATTCGGTGGACTTTTGGGATAGTTACGGGATTTGAAGACCGTCAAAGACTTGATGAAATAATTAATTCAATAAGGAATTTGTCCATTCCCGAATATGAAATTCTCTTGATTGGCGGGGGTGGCAATGAATTTTCTAATTCCGCCGAAGACTTGAGGGTAATCGATTTTGACGAATCACAAAAATCTAAATGGATAACAAGAAAAAAGAACATTCTTGCCGCTGAAGCAAAATACGAAAATATTGTATTAATGCATGACTATCACGTTTTTGATAAAGACTGGTATGTGAATTTTAAATCTTTTGGTACAGACTGGGAAATATGTTCATGCCCTCAGTATTTGATTACCGGAGCCAGAAACCCGATGGATTGGTCTCTTTGGGATAAGCCAGACCACGGCAGGGCATGGTCACTCGACTACGACGACTGGTCGCAAACCCAATACATGTATATCTCTGGCGGATTCTTTATAGTTAAAAAACACGTTCTACAAGAAGAGCCTCTTGATGAGTCTCGGGGTTGGAATGAAGAAGAAGATGTCGAATGGTCTATGAGGGTGCGTAACAAGTACGTCATGAAATGTAATGGTGGAAGCGTTGTTAGACACAATAAATGGCATAGACATGCCGGCCCGGAATCCCAATGAAAAGTCAAAAACTGATTATATTTGACCTAGATGGAGTGCTTATAGATTCACGCGATGTTCATTACGAATCGCTAAATAAAGCCCTATCTCTGGTTGGAGAAGAGTTCGTTATCTCTCGCAGTGAACATTTATCTACCTTTGATGGACTTGGAACTACAAAGAAACTAGAAATGCTCACCTCTATGAAAGGGCTTCCAAAAGATTCCCATTCAGAAGTGTGGGAAAACAAGCAAAAGTCAACTATTGAAATATTGAGCTTATTGCCAAAAAACGCAAACGCAATAGACATAATGCAAACCCTAAAAGCGGATGGCTGGAAAATAGCCGTTGCGAGCAATGCTATTCGTGAAACAGTAATTACTGCTCTCAACGCCATAGGCGTCCTGCACATGGTTAGCCACATCATGAGTAACGAAGATGTAAAACATCATAAGCCTCACCCAGAAATGTACTGGCAGTGCATGATTAACTGCAGTGCAACTCCTTCTTCAACGATAATTGTTGAAGACTCGCACATAGGTAGAGAGGGAGCTAACGCTTCTGGGGCTCACCTCTATGCAATAAAAGACTCATACAGCCTAGATAAAGAAAGATTATTACGAATGGCATCAGAAATTAATGCAAGCCAAAGAACAAATGTTGCGTGGAAGAACGAAAAGATGAACGTTCTTATTCCTATGGCTGGAGCTGGTTCACGTTTCTCCCAGGCTGGATACACATTTCCCAAGCCTCTCATCGAGGTTCACGGCAAGCCAATGATTCAGATGGTGGTCGATAATCTTAATATTGATGCCCATTTCATATTTCTTGTACAGAAAGAGCATTACGAAAAATACAACCTCAAGCAAGTATTGAGCATTATTAAACCTGGATGCGAAATAGTAATTGTTGACGGAATGACAGAAGGGGCAGCATGCACGACCCTTCTCGCTTCTGACCTTATAGACAATGACGCCCCTCTTCTTATGGCAAACTCTGACCAGTTAATCGAGTGGAACAGCAATGAGTGCCTATACGCGTTTGATGCAGATGAAATTGACGGCGGAATACTTACGTTTAAAGCAACTCACCCAAAGTGGTCTTATGCAAAAATAGGGGAAGACGGGTTTGTTGATGAAGTTGCTGAAAAAAATCCAATATCAGACAATGCCACGGTAGGGGTTTACTACTGGAAGCATGGCTCTGACTATGTTAAATACGCAAATCAAATGATTGAAAAAAACATAAGAACCAACAATGAGTTCTATGTTTGCCCCGTATTTAATGAAGCAATTCAAGACGGAAAGAAAATACGAATTAAAGAAGTTTCCGAGATGTGGGGAATCGGAACACCGGAAGACCTCAACTATTACTTGGAGAACCATAAGTGAAAAAGACAAAAACGGACTACCTGTCCATGCAAAATAAGTATTATGACGAATATGCGAGTCAGTGGTCGTTGTCTTTCAGAGACCCTGTCGTTGGTTCGTACGATGCCCACAACAACTGGGCAGACTATGACACTGTTTTGTTTAAGGACTTTGATACAAATGGTCTAATTGCCCTCGAGTACGGGTGTGGCCCGGGAAGAAACCTTGTGAAGTTTTCTAACCGTTTTGCAAGAATCGACGGAATAGACATCTCCGATATCAATATTGATAAAGCAAAGATAAACCTAGAACACAACAATATTTTTAACTCAAACCTTTACGTCACAAGTGGTGACAACTTATCGATGATAGAAGAAAACACCTATGACGTTGTTTTCGCTGTTATTTGCTTTCAACATATTTGTTCTCACGAGATTAGATTTAATATTCTTAAAGATATTTATCGAGTCCTAAAACCGGGAGGAAAGCTTTGCTTCCAAATGGGACACGGGGGCAAAGACGGAATTCCTACTGCTGGATATTTCGATGACATATTTGATGCGGCAAGCACTAACGGGCATGCAGATGTAAGCATTACAGAAGAAGCAGATATACAAAAGGACCTCGTTGACGAGATTGGGTATACCAACTACAAGTCAGATATCAGAGATACCGGTCCTGGAGACAATCACAGAAACTGGATATGGATTCAGGTTGAAAAATGATTTACATATCACATCGCGGAAACCTTAACGGGCCTAATCCTGAATTTGAAAATCAGCCAGACTACATTGAGCAAGCAATAGCGCAAGGCTTTGATGTTGAGGTTGATTTATGGATTAATGAATCTGGAATATTTCTTGGCCATGACTGGCCCCAGCACCAAGTCCCAGCCGAGTGGCTGGTTGACAGAACAACCCAAATATGGGTTCATTGCAAAAACACTGACGCATTAAGTTTTGCTATGAGAAATGGTTTGAATTGTTTTTTTCATAACGTAGACGATTACACACTAACAAGCACGGGATATGTGTGGTCCTATCCAGGAAAAAAATACACCTCTGCAAAATGTATAAAGGTGATGCCTGAAGCGAACTGGTCAGAACTAACTCCAGGATGGGAGATTCAATATGCTGGAGTTTGTTCAGATTTTGTATCGAAGTTAAAAAATCCGGAACCAGCACCTCACATTTCCTCGGTATTAAAATCAATAGATTACAGCAAGCATTTTGTCATCGGAACCCCTCTAGTCCCATGGAAGTGCGAGGCTAGAGAACACTTGGACTGGCTTTCAAACAGGGCTCAAATCATCGAAAAGTTTCCAAACGTTAAATGGTTTGCCGCACTTGAGACAGATGTGCGCGGCGTTGAACCATTCCACGAAGTCGTTGCTGCACTTCGCGAAGTCAATGGCGACTACTGGACCTACTCGATAAACGACATGCAGGCAGAAGTCACGTCCGGCAATAGATGGATTCGCATAGAAACTGGTCGTAACCTAATCCGAGAATTTGCTCAAAGACATAGGGTCACCTCTGGTCACCACTGGGGAGAAGACTGCGCCGAAAGGAACATTGGGGTAGTTAATTATCAAGCAATCCTATATGTCGACTCAGACATACAGCTAACAGTAGAGATTGTTGAAAAAATGCTTGAAGTAGACAGACCTCTTGTTGGGGCAAATGTTGGGGCTTATTGTTTGTCTGGAAAAGTAATAAGCGAAAGCCCCCCAATTGAAGAGCACTGGACTACGGCCGGGTGTCTTCTTGTTAATTCTCCAGCTTTCTATGACCTTCCGTGGTTTCATAACTCGTATCTCAATTTAAGTGACGACCCTTCGTTTCAATCAATGGCGGAACGCCTGATGATGAGAGTTGGAGTTGAGAATCTAGACACGCCATACGGGATGACGTGGGTCAGAAAAGACATAGATGTTCAGCATAAAGGCAGACTGAGCCCTATTGAACAAAGAAACATTCCCAAG